ACATATTTATTTTAAATAAGACATACTAAATGGAAGTAACTTCTTTAACTTTTAATATCAAGGATGTAGTTACAATAATTATAGGTATAGGTTCCTTCCTTGGATTTTACTATGCTCTCAAGAGATCTGTAGAAAAGGTTAGCAATGACTTAGAGGACTTAGAAAACAAACAAGAAAAAGATCATCAGTCAGTTATGGGCGCCATGAAAGAACACAAAGACGATTCAGATAAGAAAGAGCAACTTATCTATAAAAGGATTGATGAGATTAAAGAGGAACAAAAGGCCGCTCATGAGAAACTGGAAGTGAAAATAGATGCAATGTCCGGACATCTTTCAGCTATGAATACTAGTCTATCTGAGTTAACAGGATATATAAAAGCCAAGAAGGACGGTTAAGCCTTCTTGTTCATTGTGTGATTTATGGGTATGAGGGGAGCCTGGGTTTACACCCGGGCTTTTCTTTTGTTTAAATATTTGATGTTTAAATATTCTTACTATATTTGTATTAACAAAAACCAACATCATGACAGAACAAGAAGCAAAACTGTATGCAGAACGTGAAAAGATAAAGGAGTTTTATCTTAATCAATTAGACTTGCTTAAAATTCAAAAGGAGCATGATCAGGCTGTTTTAGATATTGAAGAGATTGTCTTAAAAAGACTTCTCATCAAGCAAAAGATTGCTGAGATTAAAGCTCCAAGTCCTAAAGATGATAAAGTAAACTTTAATACAGAGACAGATGGCAATAGTGAACCAGGTCAAGAAGGTCGTTAAGATGGATCTGTGGACTATTACAAAGTTTCAAATACTGGTCCACTGTCATCTTAAGAACATAAACATTTCAGAGCAGCTATTGATGTGTCTTACCTTTCTAGCATTAACCGGAGAGAAAGAGATTACAGAGTTTTGTGAGGAAGCTTCTAGGAATAAAATATTTGGCAGTGCTCAATCTGTAAGGAATGCTTTATCAAAGTGTGATAAGCTAGGTCTCATTGTAAAGACAGGTAAAAACAGAAAGACAATCAAGCTGTCGCCTGCTGTTAATGCTCAGGTAAAAGGAAACATTTTGTTGGACTATAAAATTGTAAGGGTTGAATCCGAAACAGCTAAAGAACCTGCTTAAAGAGTTCAGTGAAAAGTATGAAGATCCTGCCCTTGTTGAGGATCTTGTAAATTATTACTGGAGTACAGTAAGAAAGTTGTTGGCCAATAAAGAGCATTTCTATATAAATCTCAGAGGTCTTGGACACTTTACTGTTAATGAAAAAAGGTTGGATAGAGTTCTTGCAAAGAATCATACACACCTAGAAAGTTTAAACCCTAAGGAGTTTAAGTCTTTTGCTAGATATGATAACGTCTTTAAGGATCAGCAAAAAGCATCAAGACTTAAAGACATGATTGTTAAAGAGAACAAAAGAAAGTACACAATAATATCAGAGAGACGTGCAAACAGAAAATCAAAACAAAATCCAGAGAATCTGGAAAAATAAGTGGAAGATCCTAGAGGGGATTTACAATTCAGTCTTTCTTAAGCGCAAGTATAAGAAGATTGTAAATGCTCGCCAGGCTATTTGCAAAACCTGTGTTCACTATGACACAGATGGTAAAGATTGTATGGTACCAGGAAGTCAACCATGCTGTGGTTACTGCGGTTGTAGTTTGAATTTTAAACAGCACAGCCTATCATCAGGATGTGATTTGGGTAAATGGCATGCTGTTTTAACAGAAGAGGAAGAAGACAAACTCTCAGACATTTTAAAGAAACCATCATGAAAACTCTTGAACACATAAATAAAACCTATACTTTTTATTGTGATAAAGCAATGAAGGATGCTCTTGAAAAAGAATTTAGAATTGAATGCGCAATTGCTCTACTAAACCTTCATAAACTATCTTTACCAAAAGAAGAAATAGACACCTTAGTAAAAATGCTAAGATCACCAGATGAAGAATCACATGATCTAGCTCTAATGATAATTGGTTTTAAAATAACTCCAGAAACAGATGGCAATAATATTTAAACCTGAGACACACAGTTATGTAAGTGTTGATCCAAATGAAAATATCCAATGGACAAGTGTTACAAGTGTGATATCCAAATTTAAAAAACCCTTTGATGCCGAGGTTGTTGCCATCAAATCGTCAAAGAATAAGAAAAGTAAGTGGTATGGAATGACTCCTGATGATATCAAGGATGCCTGGAAAAATGAGTCACAAAAGGCTATAAATCTGGGAACCTGGTATCATCATCAAAGAGAAAAAGACTTGCTTTCATGTGAAACTATTAGTAGGGAAGATTTGATTGTTCCTATTGTTAAGCCTGTTGAGGAGGATGGATTAAAGCTTGCTCCGGAACAGAAACTAACAGACGGTATCTATCCAGAGCATTTAGTTTATCTAAAGTCTGCAGGAATATGCGGGCAGGCTGATAGAGTTGAAATTGTAAATGGTAGAGTAAACATCTATGACTACAAAACCAACAAAGAAATCAAAAAGGAAAGCTATGTTAACTGGGAAGGTATTTCAGAAAAAATGCTAAAGCCTATTAACCACCTGGATGATTGCAATTTGGTTCACTATGGTCTTCAGTTGAGTTTCTACATGTATATGATTCTGAAGCATAATCACAAGCTTAAACCTGGTAAAATGATCATAGAACATATCAATTTCAAGGAAGCCGGTAAGGATGCATTTGGAAACCGGGTTGTACTGTATGATGATTTTGGTGAACCTGTGGTAGATAAAATAGAGAATTATGAAGTTCCCTACTACAAACAAGAAATCATTGATATAATCCAGTATTTAAAAGACAATGCCAGCTCTTAATCATAATATAACACTTTTTAAGTGCTTGATTAGACTATCACACTTTACTAAAAATGAAAGTGATTCTGACAAATTTCATAATGCTTATGCTTTTGGTATTCAATCTGTTGAAGGTAAAATATTAACATTTCATGTTATGACTGATTATGGAATGCTTAGATCAAGGGTTCCTATATCAGAGATATTTATGAAACATCCAACTTCAGATATTCCATTTCATTTTAAGCAGCTCTGGGATTGCTTTTCAGAGAATGTTGCTGTTACAAATTTTGACTATTTATGTGACAGAAGATGCGAAGTGTTTCTTAGAGATGGTAGAAAGGTTTGGGCAACATACATGTTCACGGTAGATTGGTATAACAATGCTTATTCAGATGAACCCTCTGATTATAAGTGTGGACATATCTTGGTAGCTGATGATGGTTACTTACTATGTCAACCAAACAATAGGATATACTGGAGGGATTCAAATTGGATTACGGCAAAGTTTCCAATTGAGCCAAAAGATATAAAAGTAGATAGACATTTGCCAAGTGTTGAGTCTGTGTCAGATAAATGGGTGTCAGAAGATTCAGATTCATATTACTATGAAATAAAAAATACAATAGATGACAATCAAACTATTTGACATACAGAATGGTAAGGTGATACCAACAGAGCATTGCTATACCCTCAAGACTTTAAAGGTGCTTATGGATGAGTTTCCGGATGATTATATGAAGATCTATGAGTATCTCTTCTATATGACCTGCCCTAATCCAGATCTAAACCCATTCTTTCATCTTGTTGAGTCTGATAAGGAAGACATCATTATGAATGAGATCAATGGGAATTTTAGTTTGGAGGAGCCTTTGATTTTGGTTGCTCTAGACTTCTGCAGAAAGATGTATGAAACTCCAACTAGCAGGGCTTATGAGGGAATAAAAATTGCTCTGGACAATATTGCCCGCTACATGAGAAACACTCAAATTACTGATGGGCGTGATGGTAATATTGGACAAATCAGAGCAATGGCCAAGGACTTTGATGACATTAGACAATCATTCAAAGGAGCCTACAAAGATTTACAAGAAGAACAAAAAGGCCGTGTCCGTGGAGGAGCTGGTCTTGCATATGACCAAATGTAATGGACTCATATTTCTACACTGACATACCTCTGTATGATAATGGTACATGGACAACTACTAGTTTTTCTAGTAAGGATGACTTCCGTGACTTTAATGTAAGCATTTTTAAAGAGCCTGGTCAATATCAGTTTAATGAGACAAGTAGTAAGATTTTTAATGAGCAGGCAAAGCTTTTTAATGAAAAAGGATTTTATTGTCAGGCCCCGGAAGGTACTAAAGATTTTAGGTCTTACTGGGATGACCAGAAAACTAAATGCAGAAAAGGTTTAATTGTACAAGATGGAAACCTTACGTGGTACCTTACAAGGGACTACTACATGTGGGTAAACTTCCTACCAATCTTTAACAAGGAGATTCAGAAGTTTGGTTTTGCTGATGTCCGAGATGCACAGTATCACATGGCTCTCTATGAGATTCTTGCAGAACTCCATTATCAGCATTCAGGGATCTTAAAGAAACGTCAGATTGCATCTTCTTACTTCCATGCTGCTAAGCTGATTAACCAGATCTGGTTTGAGGAAGGGGTTACCCTTAAGATGGGAGCCAGCCTGAAAGATTATATTAATGAGAAAGGTACCTGGAAGTTCTTGAATGAATATGAGGCCTTCTTGAATAGTCATACGGCCTGGTACAGACCCATGAATCCTAATAAGGTTCTATTCTGGCAACAGAAGATTGAAACTGAGACTTACTTTGGTGGTAGAAAACGTAAATCAGAGATAGGTCTAAAAGGAGTTATTCAGGGTATGTCCTTTGAGAAAGATCCTACAAATGGTGTAGGTGGACCAGTTAAATACTTCTTCCATGAAGAAGCTGGTATTGCTCCTAAGATGGACCAAACTTTTGGTTATATTAAACCAGCTTTGAAGTCAGGTATGATTACAACAGGGATGTTCATTGCAGCCGGCTCTGTGGGTGACCTTGATCAGTGTGAACCACTCAAGGATATGATTATGAATCCTGATGGTAATGATATTTATGCAGTAGAAACTAACCTTATTGATGATAAAAATACAATAGGTCGCAGTGGTTTATTTATTCCAGAGCAGTGGTCAATGCCTCCATACATTGATCAGTATGGCAACTCTCAGGTAGAAGAAGCTCTTAAAGCACTTGATGCTTACTTTGTAGAGTGTAAAAGAAAAATGAGTCCTGAAGCCTATCAGTTAGAGCTCTCTCAGCACCCAAGAAATATTAAGGAAGCTTTTGACTTCAGAAGTGTTTCTGTGTTTCCTTCTCATTTGGTAACTGCGCAAATGCGCAGGATTGAGGATAAGCACTATCCTTATGAACATCTTGAAATTTACAGAGATGCTACAGGGAAGCCTGATGTTGCTCCTACAAACAAATTACCCATTAGAGAATTCCCAATTAAGAAAGATGCTGATAATAAGGAAGGGTGTTTAACTGTGTGGGAAAGACCTGTAAAGAATCCAGAGTTTGGTACCTACTATGCATCTATTGACCCTGTTGGTGAAGGAAAAACCACTACATCAGAATCATTGTGCTCAATTTATGTTTATAAATCAGCTGTTGAAATAACCAAAAATGATGGTGATAAGGTTGAGACATACATTGAGCGTGATGCTATTGTAGCAGCATGGTGTGGTAGATTTGATGACATTAACAAGACTCATGAAAGATTAGAATTGATTATTGAATGGTACAATGCCTGGACAATAGTTGAAAATAACATACCTCAGTTTATCACACACATGATAAACAGAAAGAAACAGAAGTATCTTGTGCCCAGAAGTCAGATTCTTTGGTTAAAGGATATTGGTGCAAATGCTAATGTTTTCCAAGAGTATGGTTGGAGAAACACTGGAACTCTTTTTAAAAGCCATATGATCAGTTATGCTATTGAGTTTATTAAGGAAGAACTTGATGAAGAAACAACTGCAGATGGTAAAGTGGTAAGGACTCAATACGGAATTGAGAGAATACCGGATATCATGCTCCTGAAAGAAATGATGGCTTACAGAGATGGTGTTAACGTGGATAGATTAGTATCCTTTGCAGCACTTGTGGCTTTTGCTAAAGTTCAGCAGGCAAACAGAGGTTATAAAAAAAGATATGAAGAAACTGGAGGCAAAAAGTTGGATAAGTCCAATAATTTCAGTAAATTAAATATGAGCCCGTTTCGCCATATGGGTGGCACGGGTGGCTCATTTAAAAATATGAGAATACCAAAACAACCATTTAGACACTTCAAGTAATATGCAGATATATAATGCAATGCAAATGAAGGCTGGGGCCAAAGTAGAGTACAATAGAATGGGTACTCTTAACCAGCCTATTCAGTTTTTACCAAAAAGCAAGAAGGATCAAGAGTGGGCAGCTTGGAATCTAGACTGGTTAGAGTGGGAGGGTCTTAAGCAGATTCGGAGAAATGCCCGCAGGCTAATGAAGAATTACAAGCTTGCAAAAGGTATCATTGATAAGAGTGACTATATTATAGAGGAAGATGAAGAGTTTGCAGAACTCATAGAAGTCCTTACAAAGGAGGACGCATCAGCATTAGAACTAAAGTTCTATCCAATCATTCCTAATGTAATCA